TCATTATTACTTATTTCATCGTCTTCTTCCTCCTTTTCAACTACATCTTCTTCCTCCTCCTCCTCCTCCTCTTCTTCCTTTTCAACTACATATTCTTCCTCCTTTTCATCTTCTTCCTCCTTTTCATCTTCTTCCTCCTTTTCAACTACCTCTTCTTCTTCCTTTTCAACTACCTCTTCTTCTTCCTTTTCATCTTCCTTTTCATCTTCTTCTTCCTTTTCATCTTCTTCTTCCTTTTCATCTTCTTCTTCCTTTTCATCTTCTTCTTCCTTTTCATCTTCTTCATCTTCATCTTCATCTTCATCTTCATCTTCCTCTTCCTTTTCATCTTCTTCATCTTCTTCATCTTCCTTTTCATCTTCTTCCTTTTCATCTTCCTTCTCTAACGTATATATACTCTCATCTGTGTCTTCCATTTTGTCGATTTCGCTAATTTTTAGTTTAATATGGTTATTTTCACGATAATGTTTTTTAATGTATTCTTTAAGAATACGGTTCTCCTCCATAAGCATAGTATTATTCATAATTAGCTCCTTGTATTCTGGTAATTGTTTTAGTAGGTCTGAAACTACATTGAAATTTTCGCGGGACGAATTGAACTTATCTACAAAGGGGCCAAGAGAAATTTTAAGAGTTTCTTCGAGACTACAATGAAGAGCAGTAACAATCGCATCAATACTCAAATCACTATCCATCTATATTAAGATATGGAATTCGTTTAATATCATTTAAATAATTATATATTCTAAAGTATATGGCACAATTAAATAAGCCCAATACGGAACCACTCCCGAATGGTATACCAATTCATCATAAAATCAATATGCGAAACGTGGTAATGAGACAAACTGATTATACGGAAGAGAAAGCAGATGCGGAACTTGTAAAACACAATTATAATGTCATGGCGGTTGTGCGTGCTTTTATGAACCCAAATAAAGAACCAAAGAAAAATAATGATGAAACATTGGTGATAAGTGCTAATCAACAAATATATGGAGAGATACGCGGAATGATGGACAATGCATCACTCCGCTACAGAAAGAATAAGGAACAGGAAGAGACGAGAACACTTTTGCGAGCAGAATATATGCGACAAAAGGAATTAGCTAAAAAAAATCTGGTTGAGACTGTAAATACAGAGATAGTGGAGGAATAATTATATTCAATAAATTTCTAATTATAATTTATTGAATTAGGACTTAATATTGAAATTTTCGGTCAAAATCTCCTTCTTTGTAGGAGGCTTACTTTTACGAAGTGTAAATTTCGTGGATGAGGGAATTGACTGCTGGTTCAGAAGAAAATCGTCATTGTCCTCGTGTAATTCTGGTAAAATTCTTGTCAAAGGTTTATCTACAATTAGAAGAAGGCGCTCATTCTTAAGCAATTTTCTATACTCCTGAATAGTAAGATTACCATAAAATTTGTCTAATAAATAATGAGGGTTTGGTGCTGGTTTAATGTTTTTATTGTAATCATAAATTTTACAATACAGATGGTTTAATAAACTATATCTCTCTACGCGTGTAGATACATCTATGTGTTCATTGAATAAATACGACACCGAGCATTCAGGGCTACAAAAACACCCATAGCAATGGTATGTATTATTTAATTCATACTTTGGAATATAGATTGGAGGGTTGTCAAAATCACAGGTGCACCAAAAACACGCCGACCGTTTATCTGATATATTATTTGTATGAAGATTAGATGCCAATTCATTTAATTTTTTCCACATATTCTTTTGTTCGTCACCCTCATCATTAACTACATGTTTCTTCTTTTTATTGTTAATTATCTGATATGGTAGGTCAGGGTTACTATCAAATTGAAAAGAATCCACATTTTCCTTTCCGACATTTTTAGTCTGGAGATCATTCTCACCGCATTTTAAATGTAAAATAATATTCGGCTCAGGAACGATAACGTCGGAAGGGTTTTCAGGCTTTTGTATAAGCTTACCACCCTTTGGTTTTCTACCGCGCTTCTTAGGAACCTTTACTTCATCAGTTTTAATAGTCATATTCATAACCTAGTTTTTTTAATTTAAATACTTTTATTAATTGTTTTAAATCAATTATTATAGCACATTCTACACACAGGTATATATTCCTCATTTCCAATAAGCTTCTGCTCCCCACTAGGTACCACTCGTTTTGTAAATATAGCATCCTTCTTTTTACACACACCACAAATCGAATGAAGTTTAGTTATTTTATCACAAAATGGAATCAAATCCAACAATTCACCAAATTGCTCGCGTTTGTAATCACCATCTAATCCACAAAGATAGATTTTTTTTTGGTGTCTCTCCACAGCACACTTTACCCATCCAACAATATCTGTGAAAAACTGAGCCTCATTTATCAATATAATGGACGCCTTTGTGAACTCTGGACACGAACACCCATATTCAATATCCGAAAAATCGCTTAGACATTTAACAGATTTACAAGGAATTGCTATATTATCATGTGATGATATAATATTCTCCCCATATCTAGTATCACTTATATAATTTATGGAAACTATTTCCATATCACAAAAAGTATATCGTTTGTGTATTTTTAATAGTTCGCTTGTCTTTCCCGACCACATCGGACCAACAAACATTTCAAGATATCCACACTCGTTCATATGTATTTTTCAACGCATTATATTTCTATTTCATTTTTATATTAAATACATGATAATTATTGTATAATATGAATGATTCACATAAACCATGGGTTGAAAAATATAGACCTACTAATTTTGATGATATAGTTCTGGATGATATTAATAAAAATATTCTGAATAATATCCTTAACTCTAATAGCTTTCCAAATCTTCTATTATATGGACCACCAGGAACAGGAAAAACAACAACCATTATTAATCTTGTTAATAAATTCCACGGTAAACAAAATCAAAACAATAAAAGTCTAACCATTCATCTTAACGCATCTGACGAACGCGGAATAGACATAATTCGCAATCAGATAAACCAATTTGTTAATTCAAAAAACCTTTTTGTAACCGGAACTAAACTGGTTATATTGGACGAGGTAGATTATATGACTAAAAATGCTCAACAGGCATTAAAATACCTTCTCCGAAGCATTAATAACAATGTTAGATTCTGTCTGATATGTAATTATATAACCAGAATAGACGAATCACTACAAAATGAGTTTATGAGACTTCGGTTTAATCAACTACCACAAAAAGACATTATTAAATTTCTTAAAAATATAAACGACAAGGAGAACCTTAATTTCACAGATAATATGCTCATATCTATTCAACAGCTATATAAATCCGATATTAGAAGTATGATAAACTATATGCAATCAAATCATAATATTAAAATATCACAAAATGTCATTGATAATAAGATATGGAGAGTATTGACGAAAATGTTTATGGACAAGGATTCCAATATCAATAACATTACCGTATATATAGATGGTATAATTGGTAAATATAACATCGATGAAAAGAACCTCATCAAAGACTATTTGAACTATATTATTAGACACGAAATTGAGTATATTAACACGGAACTTCTAAAATGTATGGAGTTTATAATACATATATCGAGCAATGACAATCGCTACTTAATAACATACTTCATTTGTAGAATGCGCGAAATATTATCAGAGTGACTATAAGTTCTTATTTGGTCTCTATATTGAATTATATGAATATACTAAATAATTGAATTAGATATACTTAAAGAATATATAAACAACTATAATAGAATGATGGATATTAACGCGGCTTGGAGTGATTTCTGTGACGGAACATATGACATTACGCTAAATGAAACAGAAATCACCGAACCGCAAATTGCTCCGAAATGCTCAGAATTATATATATCTACCAAAACTAAAATATCATATCTATCGCAATGTATCGATATTAACAATGTATTCTGGGAAATTCCAGTCAATGACTATCATGTCCCAATAGAAGGCATCATCAAAAAACAGATGAAACTAAATTCGCATTCGGAGACAGAATTTAACACGCTTCAGAAAAAAATCGCAAATGAAAAAATGAGACATACCTATGTCGAAGAGCACATTATTCAGAGAATTGTTAATGAGGACGGGCGAATTAAATATAAGGACGTTAGGAAAATAAGTGTTGGGCTTTCAAAAAAAGACATTATTAGCTATCGATGTAAAAAGAAAGGTGCGTTTTATAACTGCTTTGTATTGATCATTCGCGTAAAGTATAATAATGCGTTCAAGGAGATTCATGTTAAAATATTTAACACAGGGAAACTAGAAATCCCAGGAATTCAGAATGACGACTTGTTAATTAAAACGCTTGATATCTTAATGAATACCATTAAACAACACGTTTCTCCTGAACTTACATATGACAATACAAAGACCGAAACCGTTCTAATCAATTCTAATTTCAAATGCGGATATTTTATTGACCGCGAACGACTATTTGATATTATTAAATCTAAATATAACATTAATAGTTCATACGATCCTTGTTCATATCCTGGAATCCAATGTGAGTTTTATTACGATTCAAGTATTTCTATACAAACAGGTAAGAAACCTACCGCAAACGACTTCACCAAAGTATCGTTTATGATATTTAGGACGGGCAGTGTATTAATCGTAGGTAAATGCACCGAGGATATTCTCTATAAAATATACTTGTTCGTAAGAACAATGCTGGAAACAGAGTTTAACGAAATTCACATTCCAAATGTAGACGGAGCACTAACGTGTAAACCAATTGCCAAAAAAACAAGCCGTAAAAAAACTATACTAATTAAGAAATAGTAGAGTTTGAGTATAATGGATAGTTTTAATATGATATAGTCTAATTACATATTTTTGTTTATATAAGTATTTAAAGCGTTTAAATAAAATAAGTATATAAATGACTTCTGAGACAAATTACTCTGCGCCGAGCAATCAGTGCCTACAACACGCCGTTAAAATCGCTATCGTCGAAGACAGACCTATTATGATGGACTATTGGACTAACTCGCACGACAAAAACGTCCTCATTGGTGTTAAGGAGGATGGAGAGAAGCTCCTTGTAAAAAGCGAGGATGAGTACACATCACCTATTTCCAAGATTTTCAAAGTGGAGACGGAATACATTATCGTAACAGAAAACTCGCTATACATTGTGGACTGCACCATTCCAACTAAGAGAATTAGCTAAATCGTCGGTGGCGTATTTTAATGTAAATAAGCGCGCCGTTTCATCGTGCTTATTTTTATTGTGTTTTAATAAATCGGCAATGCTACATACTAGCGGGTCTTCGGGATTAGGGTCGGTCATTAATGAACATATACTTAGCAATACCGTGCTAATAGAAAGTGCTGGACTCCATTGTTCCTTTAGTATGTCTAGACAAATGGAACCCTTGCTGCTAACATTACAATGATATATCTTGGTTAAGAATGTAATCCTAGGTGGTTTAAATGGATAATCAATTGGAAATATAATCTTTAGATAAAATACTCCGTTGTGGTATGGACTATCTTCTGGACCGGTAATTGTGGCCTGCCACTCGTGAATATTGTCAGCCATCGGTCCAGCAGAACAATTCGCTGGTGGTGTTTTTAACATCTCATTTAAATCTGCGCGAATACGCTTTATTGTAGTCATATACTTAATAATATGATTACAATTATATTTATATTATATTAAATTATTATTACATAAACAACGTTTTACACACAAATCCAATAATTACAATCACTACACCAATAACCATTCTGAACTGATTCTTCATTTTATTATATTAGTCATCATTTTTATATTGTTTACACAACTAAAGCACTCGTTGGAATACAGATGAAACGATTCTATAACATAGATTTCATTAATCTAATTTCCTTTTCTTGTGTCTCTATTATTTCTTTAGCTAATTTTTTTATTTCTGGATTATTTGTTTTCTTATATATTATATGAGATGTGGTTAACGCAGTAGAATGATGCGGAATCATTCGTCTCAACCATTGATTATCGTCAACCAATAGCTGCTGTCGTAATACAACCGATATACTAATAGATAAAACAATACCAATACACAAAACAACTATATTAATATGTCCCATAGATAAGTAATGAACTACCTCATGAGCCCATATCATATTCGAAGCCATTAATAACCCACCATAGAATAGGGTTTGTGATATATATAGGTCCGTAAATCTATATGCTAATACGTTCATAGGATTGAACAGCATACCAATAATTACCATTACGATAAACATAATAATTTGTCTTTTATATAAACTGCCTTTCATTTATATATAATACAGGGAAAAAACTGCGTTTTAAATTTGTAACTATCCTGTTCACCGTTTGCGTCTGGTCGACTTATTACCACTCTTACCGCTCTTATTTATGCTTCGCTTTTGTTTTCCGCGCTTACCTGTGAAAATCGTCCACGGTTGCGATAGTCTATCGGGCATATACGGTTCCAGGTGGTCCCATTGAGGATGCGCCTTCAAAAAGTCTTTCGCAATGAACGCAGCACCACACGACGACCCCCATCGCCCAGAAAACCCCATTTTCTTGGCAAGAGTTGTGTCGGTTACAATACCGTCAATCGCGCCCAGAGGCTGGAACGGCTTCGGTCTGTCCGCCTGAGACATGTATTCGCGATTGTCCATCTCATAATGACTACAACACGTTCTCGAACTAGGATTAACACGGTTAAGATAAACGTCATAGTGGTCTGCTAGAATTCGCTGACCAATATCAATATCTATCTTTCCCTTATGCTCCTTCATCAATTGGGTAAGACGAACACGTCTCGCACCTTGATGACGTCTTATGTCGTCAAATCCGGTATTTTTACACTCTATGTTTCTGATTCTATCATCAGTCGCGCCGTTAAATCCAACAAAGTATCCGTTCTTCTTCTTCTCAACCTTTACATACTTGAGACCTAACTCCACACGCATAATGGTATTCGTCTTAGTATCACCGAACAACCAAGAGTTCGCGTAATCGCCACCATTGTTCTTTGTCAACATATCGACACAGTCGTCCAGCGAATTCGCATATTGAACCACATTACGGATGCGGCAACAGATTGGATCGTTCAGCTCAAATACATTGAATCCTCCGAGCGTCGTCTCCGTACAGATTAATCCGTTGCTATTTACGAAATAATCGGTGCCACTCGCAATATGGCCAGGTGGCGACTGCATTATGAACGAATGTCCCTTGGTGGGTTTCACCTCCACGACAATATTACAGAATTGCGCTTCTACAAAAAAATCAAACGTGTTGTGGGCACAAACAATCTTTCCGTCCTTCGTATAATCGCCTACCGCGATAAACCCAGTACATTTATCCATCTTCATACCATAGTCTATGGTCTTTACCTCGCTAGTTTTATCGCCTACAAACATATGCCCGTATTTCTTATTGAGGTTTTCGTTATTAACAACTAGACCAGGTATATAGTCTGCAATATATGGAACACTATAAATACAATTCCACATTACAATGTCATCCATAGATATCTTCGCACCACGCGCATTTGCTCCCTCCTTAATTCCACGCATCTCCTCGTAATATTCGGGGTAATTGTTTTTAATTTTAGTGCCATATAATTCGCTAATTACCTCGGCGAAGAATTCACGAGGAAACCCATAAGTGTCCATAAGACTGAAATCTAAAATTCGGAAAGCGTCTTTTATTTCGGCAGAAACCAGATAACCATTCGCATATCCTCTATCATATGGTCCACCTCTTATATTAATTCTAATCCATCCATTAGTTTCGCTTCTTGAACCGTTCTTAATTGAAGTCATATATATATATGTTTTGATAAATATATATGATTTATTATAGTTGTCTAATTATAGTTTCTAATTATTTATTAAAACGTTGTAAAATTGTAATATATTATTAGCAACAAATATTATGAAAATCAACAGTCCAATTTTAACCAATTCTGATATTACGCTAATTGTATCCTTAAAACGGGTAATATAATCAACTGTAATTAACATTGTCCCTGTTATAAATGATAACATGAACCCTATTTTTAACGGACTCACTAACATTATCAAAAAAAACCATAGTTGAATTAGTAATTTATAAACAAATATTTCCAGAAAATATTTGTTCGCAAGTTCGGGATTGCTACCCACAAGAGAGATATATATTCCATAACTGTCGCTTATTGGGTCGCTTATAATTAAAGACAATAACGCACTCAATATTACTATTTTGCTGGCGTTTGTCGCATAAAACCCGACCAGCAGTCCCATCATTGTTGATATACCACTAGAAATGCCAAACCCTTTCGCACTAAACTTGTCCATTTATATTATTCTTTTATATTTTTCTATACAACAATTTATTAACATTTGACATTTAAATACTATAAATTGTCCTTAATACATGTTACCTGTTCAGGAGTTAATGATTCTGGAAATATAACCGTGAAATCTATTACTAGGTTGCCGATATTATCATCGCGCTTCATCCCCATTTTAGGTATTAACTTTCTGTAACCAGGAGTTATTATGTTCCCCTCATTATTATTTATTTGAAAGTTTCGTCCATCTACATATTTCAACGTAAACTCGAATCCACAAAGCGCCTCCTTTAATGTGATGGTTTTACAATATATTAGGTCTAGACCATTGCGTGTATAATCGGTTTTATTTTCAATCTTGACAAATATTTTAACATCTCCCTTATTGGCGTCACTGATAATATTTCCCTTCTCGCGCAGAATAATTATTTCGTTCTCGTCAATACCTGGCGGTATCTTTACATAAAGGACTTCCGTCTCCTGACTCTTTATATTTCCATGCATAATCCACCTGTCAACCTCAAGAGGAATATTACATCCGGCATAAGCCGCCTCCATTGGTATTTTGATATGTTTCAATATTGGAGTAGGCTTCTGCATTGTGGTTCTAATATTAATATTTGGCATTCCACCACCCATATGAAAAAAATGGGTTTGTGAGTTGTTCGTCTCGAACTGTGTGGGCATTCCGTTAAATAAACCGCCACCGAATAAATCACGAAGGATATCCTCAGGATTCATATTGGCGGAGTTTTCATCCATACCAAACAAACCACCTAAACCACCCATATCATATTGTTTACGCTTTTGTTCGTCTCCAAGAACCTCGTAGGCCTCGTTAATTTCCTTGAACTTGTTGCTAGACTCCTCGCTATTCCCGTTCCTATCCGGATGCGTCTCAAGCGACAACCTTCGGTATGCGCGTTTAATTTCATCAAATTTTGCGTCTGATTTTAATCCTAATCTGGAGTAGTATCCCTTTGAATCAGACATTATTATATCATACATACATAAACTTAAATAATAATTTACGAATTAGATAAAATGGATCTCCCTTTTATTTATAAGTATCAACCAATGTTTTTACAGGATTTCGAGATGGATGCCAAATTATTAGAGCTTATACAAATACTTATAAAGATGGATAATCTTAATATATTATTTGTAGGAAATAGTGGTTGTGGTAAAACATCTCTTATATCTGCCATAATTCGCGAATATTATGATAATATGGAATATAAAGAAAATGTAATGTATATCAATACGTTGAAGGACCAGGGCATATCCTATTACAGGAATGAAGTCAAAACCTTCTGCCAAACATCCACAAATATCGTGGGTAAGAAGAAGATAATTATTCTTGACGACCTTGATGTCATTAATGAGCAAAGCCAACAAGTGTTTCGCAATTTTATAGATAAGTACAGCCACAACGTTCATTTCATTGCCTCGTGTGCTAATACTAACAAGGTTATAGAGAGTATACAGTCTCGCATGAGTACCATCAAAATAAAGGCACTACATACAGCGAATTTATCTAAAATACTCAAGCGAATATGTAAAATAGAAAATATCGTTGTTGAATCAGAAGCAGAGATTTTTATTCTCTCTATTTCTAATAATTCCGTTAGAATACTAATTAACTATTTAGAAAAATTCAAACTATTAGCAAAAACAATAACACTGGATATTGCTATTAGCGTGTGCACTAACATTAGCTTCCGTGATTTTGAAAACTACACTAACATATGTAAAAATGAAAAGAATCTTCATAGCGCTATACCTATATTATATAAACTGTTTGATAAAGGATACTCTGTGATGGATATTCTAGATAATTATTTTCTATTTATTAAGATTACTAATAATTTATCGGAGGATGAAAAATATAAGATTATTAAACTTATATGTAAATATATCACATATTTTTACAATATTCACGAGGATGAAATCGAACTTGCGTTATTTACAAATAATTTAATTTCTATATTTATTTAGAATGTCCGAACAGTTATTTAAATATAAAATTTCAAATGAGAGATTTTATAATTTTTTAAAGCAATTCTGCGAAGAGGACACAATTAACATGTCCAAGTACTTTGTTTTATCTAAAGTTGCATACAAAAAATTAAAATACAATAATTTACTAGCACCATTCTGCTATGAAATGCAGGACTATTACTATGAATCTAAGTCCAAATATATAGATAATGTAACCACATTCAATCAGTTTATCACGATAATCAGACAGATATGTAACGTGAATGATATAGTATATATAAACAAGCCCGTTTATATTAAATCAACATATGAACCAGTCTACTATATACTAACTGAAATACCCGACGCTACCACTAAGTATTTTCCAAGCACGTTGTTACTCTCTAGCACTTGCTGTGAAGACATTCTTGACAGCCAGGAGTATTTAGACCTTAGTAACAATTCGCTGTCTGGAATGTAAATACCAAGCATAGAATCATGGAACTCTATGAAACTGCTTCCCATAAGCTGGTCAATCGTTACCAATTTTCCATTATTATCACGTCCGCCCAAATATTCTGATGTTATAATATTTAATCGATTTTGCTTCACTTTCTCATTCAACCACTGCTGAATCACGCCTGTGAATATTGACTCCGATGTTGAGTCTTGAGTTATAAGGACCTCTAACATATTAATATAGCATTTTATAGCCTCGCATTCTTTTCCACACCCCATTAATTTGTTACTCGGATAATAGTTTGCTCGCTCATTCTGTTTACATTCCGGAGCATTCATATTCGTAGTGCCTAACAATTCACCTACGAACATAGCATCATTAGCAACACCTTTTTCGTATATATATTTAAGACTATCTAAACAGACAAACGAATCCGGTAGTATCATCCCACCGTATATATCTAATAGTTTCGCAAGACCAAGCTCTCTTATGTTATGTTTTATTGGGTTAGTGGTCTTGTTAATATCAATGTTCCAATTTGGTATTAATTCCGAAAACGAATCATCGCATATTAAACAGATATTAAAATCCATTCCACACTTGTCAATAATAGACTTTATTGTCAACTCCTTATATGGTTGATTTAAATCAGTTGAATTTCTAGAATAGAATTCGCTCCAGTTACGAGCATTGACTTCATATTTAGAGTGTATCCAAATAATAGGCAGTTTGCTGTCTGGAAGTTTATTGAGTAACATATCGGTGTCGTTGAGTAAAAATTTCTTTACAATATTATAGTGATTTTGTTCGTCATTATCTAAATATTTACTCTTGAATTCGTTGTAAACTATTCCCACCAAAGATAAAACAACAAACATAAATAATAAATTTATTCGTTTCATCATATATTATTATTTAAGATTATTATTATTATTTAAGATACAGATTATACTATGTCAGTTTATACAAATTTGACATAAAATTTGCATTCATATCTTTATATAACTCATCTTGTTTTGCCAGAGTGTATGCTCTTTGCGTATCCTGTTTTATTTCTTGTTGTTTCTGTTTATGTAACATGCCTTTCGATTCAGATAATGAATTAGGAATAATCGTTTGACTCTCTCTATATATTCTGAGTTCCTCTTGATTTTTGAACGTTTGTTTGATATCCTTTTCTGTTACAGGTATAACATTCTCGCGGTGTGCGTTTCGCAAATCTTCGAACCCCAATGAGCTAAACATGTCGGAACTGTAATTATCTGGAGCATTTCCAAGTAAATCCGTATAAGTATTATACCCTGTCTCCTGTATTGTTTGATTTACTATTGAGTCCCTTGCGACCGTTTTCTTCTTCCGAAACGTCTCGTGCATATTCTCCTTGGTGGTTACAGTATTGTCCATATCCTCGTCTGACCGCAACCATTCTCCATACCCTGTCTCTGCTTCCGCTGTTCTAACGTTACATTTATCAAATAATTCGTTAAATACCTTGTTGAAATCCTTCTTGCCTGTAAGTTTTTTAAAAATATCAACGTCGGTTGACTCGTCCAACATATACTCCGTTGAACCCTTGCCCTTTACTCTAAATTCATGGATGGAATATATTATCTTATACGCCTTTGAAAAGAATAAAAAATATTCTTTCGGGAGATTACTCTTGTCTGGGTGTGTTTTTAACACTATTTTTTTGGCGTTTTTAAGATCACTCTCGGTAAAATCATACTGTAGATTAAATAGTGTTAGTAAATCAGTAAGCTCATAATTATCTAAATTTAAATCCATATTATCCATTATATACATAATATTGATGTTTTTAAAAGGCGTTTTTAACTACATTGTTGCCGCCTTTATCTGAATTCTGTTAAAAAAATCGTTTACTTTCGATTCATCGGCACCAGTAACCGAATCCGATGGAATAAACCAGTGCGCAGCCTCCCGTGTAGAGGGTTCGTAGTATGCAAGAAGAACTGGAATACCATTTACCATTTTCTTAGTTTTAAGAGACACATACAAGTCCATCGTATCGTCAATGTCTAACTCCACTATTACAAAATTATCGGGGAGCTTTTGAAACCACTCATCAACAAGAGGTTTAATCTTCTTACACGGCTTACACCATTTGGCGGTGAACTTAAGAATAATTATATTATTTCCAATATTTTTAAATAGAGTTTGGAAACCAGGAACATCTAGGTCTGTTACTATTTCGCGCGTTGCCATTTATATACTATACAATTTTTTGTTTATATGTATTTATAACGATTCTACGAGTGTCTCAAGACCTCGAATATCTGTCTCGTGAAATTTAACATGCGATTCCCAGAAATATCTACAATAGGCCCACTCTATTTCATAATCCTCGCTATAACTATCGCTATACTTGGCGAGGAGTTGTTCTCTTAATTTATCTGGAACCAAATACAGACTCTTGCGTGGAATAACATAGCTCAATTGGACAAGAGGAGCAACGGGTGCTGGTGTGGACGGTTCAATAAAATTCACATCAAATGCGGGCATGTATTTAACCAAATCCTTAAGGAGTGGTGGATAATTATATTTATACGTCCAACGCCAATCTGAACATCCTGTCGTATAATATTTAAGTGTCCACTCTAGACCCTCTAAATAATTCACACAAATCTCCTTGCGACGCGCATCGTCTATTTTAACATCAAACAGACGTTGATAATATCTCTCTTCCCATCCTGTCTCGTGTGGATTTATATATAATTCAACACTTCTATCTAACATTGGTATTGATGTAAGTCGGTCTTCTAACTCTATACATCTATTTATTGTACCACGCGACTGTTTTTCTCTGATCTGATACTCTTCGTGTATTAGCTTCTCTTCACACGATGCTAATAGCATTATCACTTTTCTAAGATTTTTCCATTTTATTGAATCGCCATTTGTGAGGTTCTCGTTTGTATTTCCAACCACACTCTTATACGCATCCATTATTCGCTCAATCCCAGTTGTTCGGATATTTAACGCTGGAAAATGAGGTAGAAAGTCGTTTCCCATAAAGAAACATAACAATATATAGTCGAAAATTCTATTATGTTTTTGTGACGTCTCAGGTTTACGGTTGTCATTAAGGTCGTATGAAAGCGCCGTAGCGAATTTGGGAATATCCATCAAATAATCGCTATTTGGATTAAGACTCTTGTCTAGACTTTTTATGAAATGCGGAGTCTCGCGAAATAGATACATTGAATCTGCTATATGTAAATGATTGAGTGTCAACATTATTAAATCGGCATCAAGCCCATATATTACAGTTGTGTAATCTTTGTGTTCTTCACTCTTGTCGCGAATGTATTTATAGAGCTTATGTTCTCCTTCACCAGGCTCCTCTGAGGTAGAAACAATTAATTTATTAACACCATACTGTTTAGGTTCTGAAAATCTCATATTTATAGATTTATTTAATTTATTCATAAATTCGGTTCCAGGTGTGATAGCCACCGTGTCAAATTTACTACCAGCATTAATACCCATTTTATCTCGCAAATCCCTTTCCAACCAAGACTTGTATCTTCTATTTTTTTGCTGTTCTAATTTAGCAATAGGAGCAACACCATCAAAAGCAATGAATACATTGTTCTGTGGTGATAATAACGTTATATAATGAATTATTTTTTCACACACCATTTTAATTACATTAATTTCGATCTCTGCGATTGAATGTGTCGACGTGTCGGTCTTCTCATATTCGTATATTGAATCGTAAATTAATGAATTGCAATCCATATATAAATTATGGATAGCCATTCGAGATGACTCGTATTTAACTAATATGCTCCTGTGTTTACGAACAATGTGTGAGAAATAACTGGGAATACCCATAGGTATAAATATACCGATGGGTTTAAATCTATTATCAATTATGCTATAATGATTATTTATATGTATTATATATATATGGCTATTCAACTTTCAATTTCTAATATTCTACAATTAACATCCACGCTATCACCCGTATTATTAACGTTTTTTTTAGTAATGCTTTCGCTGTTTAATTTGAATCTTAAAGGCATAATGTATTTATCTGGTGTGTTATTGGCGACATTCATTAGTTACATGATTGGGTTCGCATGGGGTGGAGATGAAAAGTTAACCCCACCCGCGATGTGTAATCTATTGGAGGGGCCGTGGACACAGCACACAGACCCCTCATCAAGCAGTCTATATTTGGCATTTACCATTGTTTATTTATTCATGCCTATGTACTACAATAATCAAATGAATATATATCTATTGACCACATTACTTATTATTCTCGGTATTGATATGATTACAAAAGTTCAAAATAGATGTACTAGCACTATGGGAGCTATTCTTGGAATGGTGCTAGGAGGGTCTATGGGACTAGTATGGTATGGTCTATTTAAATCCAGTGGATTAGAACAACTATTATATTTCGAGGAGTTTCAGAGTAACAAACCATTTTGTAGCAAACCAAGTAAGCAAAAGTTCAAATGTAGAAATACAAAATCAGGAGAGATAGTCGCCACAATGGGATAAACATCACGGTTGGTAATTAGACTTATGTTCATTAATATACTCTATGAACTTATGTATACATTGTTTCTTTTTAAAAGAGTGCAACATACCCTTTTCGGTATAATTATTTTGTTTCATTATAATTATAAACTGTGATACTATTAATCCTGATTTTGCTCTTGAATATTGTTCATTGTTTTGTTCAATAGTATATTCGGCTTTACCTAGTCGTTTGTTTATAATGTTGTGAAAATCCAGCATTAATTTAATTAAATCTTTACGTGTTTTTATGTTGCTAACGTTTACAGTATTTAATATACTAGTTGCATGACTGGCGCAATCCTCACAAGGTAAGTTGTTACATATTGATAAAATTTGTTCTAACAGTTTACCGATATGTGCGTCGTTATTTAGTTTATACGCCAGAGTATGAAATAAAAACCAACATATATTTCCCCATTCTTTTTTTGATGCCATTAATATATATAAAGACAAAATATAAATAATACTAATGAACTACACAATTGATGCGGGTATTAATTTCTATGAAGAACTAATGAAAACAGATGAGGACGAATATACCAGTTGTGAAAATAAATGCCTTATTACAAACAAAACACTAGTAGATAATTATATAACATTGAAATGTAATCACAAGTTTAATTATGATGCGATATTCAATGAGGTGGTTAATCAGAAAACTAGATATAATCCAAATGAAGTAGCCAAATTACACATGAATGAGATAAAATGCCCATATTGTAGACAAATAACAACAAATATACTACCTCATATCCCATGTATTACATCATCGCGTAAAATAATAGGTGTTACAATACCAACAAAATTTGCACTTCCACACAAGACTTGTAATTGGAAATTCAAAACTGGGAAAAATAAAGGTAATACATGTGGAAATGCTGGATTCACAAGTGAGCATGGAGATTTATGTGAAAAACACTGGAATAGTAAAAATAAAACAAAGAGACTAGAATCAATCGAATGGACCGATAAAATGCAGAAATTATACGAAACAACGAATGTTGTTGATTTGCGTGAGCAATTGCGTAATAGAAATATGAAAATATCTGGAAATAAGAGAGAATTGGTTATTAGGATAATATTAAAAATTTAATTTTTTTTTTTTTTAATTTTTATTTGTATTTT